GGTGAGCACTAATATGAAAAAAACAAAGTACACTTTTATGTATAGATCCAGGGACGGTCATTTAATGCGCCCTGAATCATTTTTGAATATTAATAAAGGCCGCACGTTGTCCAGCTCACAGCTGCGCGCGTTAGGTATAACAAAAATAAAAGCTTCAAGCGTCAAGCACTAATGGATTTTTTTAAAAACGGCACCGGCTGGTGCAGGCGCCATGATCCGCGGCCCAAGGCTCCCGAACCAATTAGAAAATCCCACGCGCCTATATTTAGGAAGCTTCAAGCTGCAAGCGCCAAGCATCAAGCTTCAAGCGCCAAGCATCAAGCACCAAGCTCCGAAAGTTTCAAGCGGCAAGCATCCCAACCAGAGTAACAAGCGTCAAGCTTCAAGCCGGAAGCTACAAGCTCCCTGATCCGGGAACCATGGTACATGGATATAGGAAAAGTATTCAAGGTACACGGACCAAGGGCCTCTATAAGGATAAATGTATTGTCAGGATGCCTTAAATGGAACGCAATTTGATGTGGTGAGAAACGAACTTTTTTACTCTTGGTTACTTTTAATTCAATAGTGAAGAAGTGGCGATTATTATTGTAGACCAATAGATCAGGAGTACCAAGTAAGCTAATGTTTTCAAGTCTGAGAAGTGAAAAATCCTTAAAATGACGCTTAACTTTTTGGTATAATTTAGCCTCTGGGCCCATAGGTTTTTTAAAGTAACCATGTCACGCAAATACTACAGTGTATCACGTAATTTATCTGGAATAATTATCTTTCTATCGCTCTTAGTTTTTAAAACTAGACGGTGAGATTGATGGTTTTTAGTTAACCCAATTATTGTTTGATTGTTTTCGTGTACTTCCATTTTTTTAATTTCTTCTAGGAATCCATTGATCTCTACCATAATCACAGCATCACTCATAGCGTTGCCTTGACGACTTCCATCTTTTTTAGACTCAGTAAATTTAGATAAGAATTCTTGAAGGTCTCTTACTCTCATTTAGATTTTTCTGCAAGTAGTTTATCAATTTCTTTTCTGTAAGTAGCATTGTCATATTCTAACTCTTGAATACGTCTGGCTAGACCAACCAACTTAGTGCTTAACTCATCTATAATTTTTTTAGAACCTTTAAGTATATTATCAGTCTTAATCCATTCAGATTCTTTCTGTTTATATTCCCAAATTTGTCTTTGATGTTCTTCAATAAGGAAGGTTAAATCAGACGCTCCTCTATCTTCTACTGGTTCACTCACGTGTTTCCTTTCATTTTCAAATGTTTTGTCTTCATCTTTCATATTGACTTTATAGGATAGTTACCCTAAATTGTCAACATGGGAGTACCAAAAAGATTAACAGAAATGCAAAAGAGATTTGCCGAGTTTATAGTATTCGGTGATGAAGAAGGTCCTGTATCTCAATCAGAAGCAGCTAAGTTAGCTGGGTACAGTCATAAGCGGTGCAAGGTAGAAGGATCAGAGTTATTAAATCCTAGACTATCTCCATTAGTAGTTCAATATGTAGATTCACTTAAACAAGAGAGATTAGCTAAACATGAAGTTACGTACGATAAACATTTAGCTGAACTAGACAGAATTAAGACAGCGGCTTTGAAGAAAGGGAGTTTCTCTTCTGCTGTAAACGCTGAAGTATCTCGAGGCAAGGCAGCAGGACTATACATAGACAGAAAAATAATAAAACATGGAAAAATAGAAGATATGTCAGAGGAAGAAATAGAATTAAAGATGAAAAAGATTTTAGAAGACTACGCTCCGATGTTAAATATGAAGACTGTTGATGCATTAGAAGAAGAAGTTAATGAAGTTTCGTCATCTTCAGAACACACGAAGTCGGAAACACCGATCGTTCAGAAAAAGTAATAGTACCATCATCATCAATATCATAACCCGCAAAAATTTTTACAGTGTGTTTATCCTTACTAAAAAGATAACCTTCACTTACTGGAGTTGCTAATTTCATGTTATTAAATTCTTTTTCAGATCCCCAACCGCCTTCAGTGACGATGTCACACCAATCTATTTTATATCTTGAATAGGGGAATGTAACCTCTTGTTTAATCAATTTAGGTTTAGAATAAGTGTTCAAATTTCTAGATTTGTTTTTTCTTTTAGGCATGAAACTTCTATATATCAAAAATATAGGCACGAACAGGGAAAATAAAATTTGCCTCAATTGTGTTTAAAATAAGGCAGCTTTGGTGCTGCGACACCTAAAGAGCATATTTTTATTTTTTTTATTTATTTGCGCTAAAAAATCCTGGGAGGTGTCGCAAGAAGTAAATAATGTTGACCTATCTCCTAGAAGTGTTGGTAACCGCTGTCCATTTGACCAAAAACATGCGACACCTGGGGTGTCGCAGTGGTATCGCAGGTGTCGCAGTTGTTCATTTAACGCCATTTTTTTCAAGGTAGCTATCGCAGTTTTTTCTCTATATGGGCTTTACCTGCGACATAAGTATACAGACATGCGACACAATGACACAGAAAAACAGAAATCTCGCGACACCCTGCGATAGCAAAACCCGCATAAAACGCATTTATGCGATACCTTGCGACACCTTGGGTGTCGCAGTAATCTGCCTTATTTTGCCTTAATCTTGCCACAATTGGAACACAATTCAGTCTCACAGTCTATTTGTTTTCAAATAGCTATTTAAACTCTTAATCATTTGAACAGCCATTCCTCTAATATGATTACCCGGCACTTTTTTTAAGATTTTATCTCTCTCAATTTGTATCATTAATTTATCAAATTTATTCTGATATTTAATTAATGAAAGAGAGGGAGTAATACAGTTATTCCATATTCTTTTTTTCTTATTCATTATTTTTCTCCTGTAGGCTATATGAAGGCCGATAAATGTTATTTCTTTCATGTCTTATATATAGGATACTTTGGGATGTTTGTCAACCTTTCTCGTGTTCCATCCACCAGGAATAATTGATCTTGTCGTACACCTATGAGAATGATGAGAATAATAATAATTGGTCCGTGTTCCATGATCCATGCTTCTGTAATATTGGGTAATGATAGGTGCTGTTGCAACGGTGATGAAAAGGGGTAAGAAGCTCATCACAACAGCTTAAGAGCCTATCGTCTCTCTTGAGGGTGCTCCGCCCCGTTCTCTAACTCATTAATTTTGTATATTTGATCAGGAAATCGTTCTATTACAATTGCTTTATATCGTTCCAAAACTTCTGGCATAAAAATAAATTTTAGTTCTGCAATAGAACTAGTGCCTTTTTTTAAATTCCATAATTGAGAAGTAAATATTGTATTTTGTTCGGTGTACTCTATAGGATTAAAAATACGGTCCGCTGATACATTGGAATAAACTCCACCGTGATAGTTGTTTATATCTCTTAGCTCAATAGGCTTATCCATAGTAAAAGGTATATGGGTCATCGGACATCTATCTCCGTATCGTGCCACTTGTTTATCAAAAGCTTCTAAAAGTTTATCGCATCGACCACGACGATCATCTTTAAATTCAAACTCTCCATGCAGAGTTTTACCTTGTTTTAGCCTATCCTTTACCTTTCTAGTCATCGAGCCATGAATCTTCAGCATAAAACCTTTTTTAGAATTATAATATTTTATACTATACTCCCTAAGATGAGGAACTAACTTTGCTTTTACCCATTTATCATCAACTTGATACTCCATATACTTACTGCTAATGTTTTTCTTTATGCCCTGTTCATTTATATACCAAGACTGTGGTGAGACAACACCCGTTATTGGGTGTGTATATCTTATTGGATGTTTTCCGCTTCCAGCTTTCATGATTTATCCTTCTCAAATTCTTTTAATAATTCATTAGTATCTACTTTAACTTTCTCTTTCTCACTAAATTTTAATTCATTATACATGTCCAATCTTTTTAGAAACTCATGTTTCCATTTCCTGAATTGTAATCCTTCAACTTTAAACTCTTGATAGTATAAATCTGGCGTACAAACCATAATGACACCTTGTTTAATTTTAGATCCATAAACATAATCGTGGGCCATAGCGTAGGCTGCAATTTGTAAATAATAATCTTCAATCCATTCTTCTCTTTTTGGTCGATTAGACTGCTTGAAATCGACAACAGTCTCCATACCATTATGACTGCATATAAGGTCTGTAGCACCCGCGTACAGGCCAGGAT